CACTATGTACAACCGATGTTGATTCATTACGCCATGGCTGATTTGTTGTTGTTCCATGGTTATGAGGTAACCAATGCGGGTATTTTGCGTAACTCACCCGAAAACACCACCTTGCCAGAGAAAAGCGAATTGGATTCATTGGTTCAACGCCAAAGAAACATCGCCGAAACTTATCGCCGTAGGGTTGTGGATTATTTGAGTTACTACCCACAATTATTTTCACAGTATACCGAAAACCAAGAAGCGGGGGAATACCCAAACACGAACCCATCCAACTATGTTTCATGGAATTTGTAAAAAAGACATACAAGCCAAAGGATGAAAAGGTCAAGAAATTGACCAAATACTTCACGGAATTGAAAATCGTGAAACCCGCCAATTGTGATTTGTTCACAAAAGCAACAATTCTTTTGGTGATGTTAACGGGGTGTTCCGCGCAGTATCATTTGAAACAAGCCATCAAAAAGAATCCCGCAATGGCGCAAATAAGTGTGTATGGCATTGATACCATCTTTGTACGCGATTCGGTGAGCATTACAGACACTTTCACCACAAAAACGATTGATACCCTCACAATTGAAAAAGATGGCGTTAAAACGATTGTGTATCGAAATCACGATGTGATAAGAATTAAGACAGTTGTAAAGGCCGATACCATCCGATTCACCAAGACAATTACATTACCACCACAAATCCAATACAAAGAACGAATCAGTTTGCCCCAAATGGTGGGTGTTGGTTTGGCATTGATATTGGCATTGTTATTTTTGATACTTTTAATCACAAGAAAATGAGCAATTGGAACAACCCCAACAACCCCAACAACACCCAGAACGGGTGGAAAACACCATCACGGAGTTCACCACAAGGCGGTGGAACAAGGGCGTGTTTATGCAAAGACAAAAACACATATTCAAAAAAGTGTTGTGATGGCACATTGTGGGCGCAAGGCGTGGGCAATGTATCGCGTAACCCCTAACAATTAACCTTAAAATCGTTTTATCAATATGAGCATTTCAGGATCAGCATTCACCGCGGGTTACACGGGTTCAAAAGCCGTTGCCAATACATCAGCCAACACGGGAAGATTCCGTGGATTCTTTGTCAATTCAAATGCCGTTGTATCGGCTTGTTTGGACAAGGATGGCAATTCATTGATGACCATTATGGGATTGACGGGTGTAACATTATTGCCAGGCCCATTCCATTGTGTGGCCGATGGTAATTACATTTCATCAATCACCTTGACATCGGGTTCAATCGTTCTTTACAACGAATAAATGTTTGTTGGATTAGCGATTGGGGTAACACCATTCACCCAAGCGGGTGGGGCGGTATTGGCGTTAGAATATACCAATAGGGTAACTGCGGATGGTGGTTATTACGAAGGTGTGGACTGCATGATTTTCAAATTGGATAATTTAGATTCACAAGAATGAGTACACTTTTAGAACAAGCGAGTTTGGTAATGATACCAAGCGGATACAAAGAGGATATTGTTTATTCTCAAATTCCCACAAGTGGTGCGGGAGATTTAAGTTTCACCCGTGCATCCAACGGAACACGAGTAAATTCGGCGGGATTGGTGGAGGATTGCCCGTGGAATTTGGCAGATAATTCCGAAAATTTGACATTGTGGGGTTCGTATGCAGTAAGTGGAACAATTACAAGAACTGCCAATTATGCAACCGCGCCAAATGGAACAATGACCGCAACACGGATACAAAATTCGGGAGGTAGTGTAGTTCAATGGACTTATCAAGATATCAATTTGATAAATGGCGGTACAATTTCAATGTATGTTAAAAGAACGGGAAGCACAAATCAAACTTTTCGATTATTTGGCAACAATGGTGCAGAGGTTTCTTCAAATTTTACGGCTACATCTGAATGGCAAAGATTTGAGTTTACTATATTGCCAAGTGGTTCAGCCAAACCACACGGGATTACAACAGATTCAAGTGCAAACGCCGCGGATATTTTAGTTTGGGGAGGTCAGATTAACATCGGCTCAACCGCCAAACCCTATTTCCCCACTACCGACCGCTTAAATGTACCAAGATTAACTTATCAAAATGGCGGGGGCGGATGTCCATCGTTACTACTTGAGAAGCAGAGTACGAATTATGTTTTGTCTTCGCAGAATTTAACAACCTATTGGAATTTAACCAATACAACTGCAACCGCAAATTCTACAACATCACCAGACGGAACGCAAAATGCGAGTAAACTTGAAAATGACTCAGCAAACACACAACATCGTTATTTCCAACTTATAGGAAGTGGATTGACAAATCAAACTTTGTCTTTTTCAATTTACGCAAAACAAGGAACTCACAGATATATTTCGTGGGGAATTACAGACAATACTGATTATAGAGGGCAAGTTGTAGTTGATTTACAAACGGGAACAATAACCGACCAATTTACTACAAGTGCAACTTTGAGCAATTTAAGTGTTGCAAGTCAAGGCAATGGATGGTATAGAATAAGTGGAACAATTGCAGTTTCTTCAAATTATGCGGGTGGGGATGCCTATGCTTTTGGTTTGATGTTGAATAGTTCAAGTTGGTCAACTGCGGGTTATGTGGGTACGGGTACATATTGTTATTTGTGGGGCGGACAAGCCGAGCAATCATCTTACGCCACATCCTACATACCAACAACATCAGCAAGTGCCACAAGGGTGGCTGATGAATGTAGCAAGACGGGAATTTCGTCGCTTATCGGTCAAACCGAAGGTGTGCTATTTGTTGACTTTGTTTTTACTGCTTATGATGGGTCAGCAAAATGGATTGCATTTTTAGGCGGTGGTGCAAATTATATTGGGCTATACGCAAATAGCAATACATATATCATTGGCGAAGTTTCAAATACTACTTCTCAATTTAGTGGTGCATATTCCTTTTCGGTTGGGCAACGCTATAAAATAGCAATTGCATATAAATCAAATGATTTTGCGTATTATATTAATGGGGCACAAATATCAACCGCTTCAAGCGGTACAGTCCCAACAACAAGCGATTTCACTTTTCTTTACAGCACAACAAACGACCGAATAGGTGGTAAGGTTTACAATCAACTTTGCTTATTCAAAACCCGTTTAACAAACGCCGAATTGGCATCATTAACCACAATTTAACAGAATGAAACAATTTTCTAAATTTGAATTTTTACCCGCAGATTGGGAGAAATTAAAAAAAGACATACAACAAACCACAACCACCCCAAGCGGGGAAACCGTGACAACTTGGAAAGATTGCGCAGTTGTTGAAATTGGATTTATTTGTTTAGAGTGGGGGCAAGTGGATGACAAACCCGTTTGCACAAAGCAGTCCGACAAATGGGCGGTTGATATTCTGTTTTATGCAGAACCACCCGCAAGTTTTGCCCCGTTTGAGGTGTGGCCCGAGCCGATGGGAATACATACATTCAGCGGGGATGACAATTTGTACCTGGTTGGGTATTGTGCCAAGTTTCCCGATTCACCATATTGTATTGTTCCCGATCCCGTAATATAATGGCTACACCGAAAAATGCTTTGCCCGTCAATTTTGACCAATTTCGTAAGAACCCAGTTGCTGCCGTTGCTTTTTGTATGCTGTTGGCTGTGGGGTATCTTTATATTGACCTTCGTTCGGGGTACAAAGAACAAATTGAAAAGGCCAATGCAAAGATTGAGGCGTTGGATGTCAAGATTGACAAATTGAGTTACGCATTGAAACGATCCGATTCATGCTTGGCAAGTGCCATGACAGAGATCCGTATAATGCAAACAATGAAAAAACTATGAAAAACGCATTGATTGTTTTCACAGCCCTATTTATGACGGGATATTTGTTCACAAGCGTAAACGCAAAACAAAGCCCTACAATCGATGAAATTGATGCGTTGCTTACCAAGGTATCAAAAAACATTGAAAGTGCGGGAGAATGCACGAAAATGGCTCAAACGATGAATGCAAAGATGGTTGAATCAAAGGTTGCAGAAAAGGAAGCGTTGAAAGCGGATGTAAAGAAGGCACAAGCCAAGGCGGAAAAGTATGCAAACACCATGATTTTCATGGGCATTGATACGGCAGACATAGACACGGCATCCATTTCAAATATGATTAAATTAAACGGGTTGTAATGGCAAAGGTTTCCAACACATCAACATTCCGTGCGAAGCCCAAACGCAAATTGGGAAGGCATACAAAGTCAGTTAACAAACACAAATCATCCAAACCATATAAAGGCCAAGGAAAATGAATTTCGATAAGTTTAAGACCAACACAACGGGCATTATTGCCATCCTCATTTTGGGGTTGAGTTATGCCATTTTGTTTTCAATCATCTTTTGGGATTTCCCAACGGATCAAAAAGACATTTACTTCACCATTGCGGGTGGGGTTACTTCCATCGTAACAATGGTGGTATCATTTTATTTCGGGGCAAGTAAAAACCAAAACGATGAAAATTAAACAAGTACCATTTCGGGCATACAACCGCGAGGCGGTGAAGAAAACCCAGGTGTATTTACACCACACGGCGGGGAATGGAAGCGGTGAACAAACCTTTGCATATTGGGAAAAGGTAGCCAACAAGGTTTCAACTTGCGTTGCCATCTCAACCGATGGAACAATTGTACAAGGATTTGGAAGCGAGTATTGGGCTTATCATTTGGGATTGGGAACAAAGCATTTCCAACCTTTGGGATGTCCTTATTTGCCATTAGACAAAACATCAATTGGTATTGAGGTTTGCAATTGGGGGCCAATCACCAAGAAGGGAACAAAGTTTTACAATTATGTGGGTGGTGAAATACCGAAAGAAGAAGTAACCGAATTGGATAAACCATACAAAGGATACAAGTTGTGGCATTCATACACGGATGAACAAATCGCATCCATCAAAGACCTTTTGATCCTATGGTCAACCAAATACGGCATCCCATTGGAATACAATGAAGATATTTGGGCAGTAACCAAACGGGCATTGAAGAATGAACCAGGCGTTTACACACACAATAGTGTTCGCCCCGATAAGGCGGATGTGTACCCATGCCCCAAATTGATTGCCATGTTGCAGTCACTCACAAAGGAATAACGCCGTTTACAAAGAAAGTGGGTTAATTCTCACTTTTTTTGAATCTTTTTGTATTTGGAATTTGGAATTACAAATAATAACCCCGTATTTTGAATCATAATACAAACGGATATGAAAAATTTAACACCAAAACAACTCGAAAAATTGGAAAACCAAATCGGCACATTGTCATTCAAATTGTACAAAATTTGCCAACAAGTCAAAGTATCGAACAAAAACGACGAATTGATGGATGAGCGTTTTGATGATTACGACAGCCAAACACAAGAAGCCATGATTGTTAAATTGAATCATGTTGACTTCTTTTTGGATGAGTTACATTGCTTAATTCAATCAATTCGTGAAAACGAGGGGGCATAATCGCCCCCAATAATTTTGTATTACAAATAACAAATTGTATATTCGCATAAGACAAATAACACTATGGATATCATTTACCTAATCATCGTTGCCCCTATCACCATTGCGGTGATGTATGCGTGGCATTGTATCAAACGCAATTCAAAGCGTTTCCAACAAACCGAGGAAGCCAAGCCCTACCAATTTGAACGCGATGAAATCATCCCCGAATTTGATGAGTTCACCCAAATGTTGTACCAACGCAGAATGTACAAAGGGAGGGCCGACAAATGAAAACCCTTTACACCTTAAACTTTCTTTTCGTTGATGAAATGGAACAAGTAGTTGAAATAATCAAGAAAAGCAAATACATGAGCGAAGCCATCACGATTGTGGAAAAGCGTTATTTCAAATCACAAGGCACGGACATTGATAGCGGTGCAATGGTTTTGGAATTATCCGACATTGGATGGTTGTACAACCTGGGAATGGCGGCGGGGCATAGCAATATACCATTTTAATTTTATGACAACATACGAAGCATTAAACGAAGTATTCAGCAAATCAAACAAAGAGTTATCCGAGTTATTGCAAACCAATTATTACACAGTTACCACATGGAAGTTTCAATTCAAGCGTAACGGGTTATCAATGGAAAAGCAATTTGAGATTCTACAAAAACTAAATTACAATCTAACAAATCAAATATCATGGAACAAAACAAAAGAAGTGCGGTAACCAATGTAACCGCCAACGGAACTTACAACGGCCAGTATGGTATGTTGTACAAATTTCAAATTTCATTCGCCAACGGAGATGTGGCCGAGTACAACGCCAAAACCCAAAACCAAACCAAATTTGTGGTGGGCCAGGAAGTGGATTATGTGTTAACGGATCGTGAGTACCAAGGCACAATTTATTACAAGTGTAAACCCGCCGAGGTTCAACAAAACGCATTTCAAGCACCGAAACCAAAGGATCCCGACACGGGCAAACACATCATGCGTATGAGCGTGTTAAAAGTTGCGGGGGATTTGGCCATCAATGGCGACATCAAGTTGCACGAGGTATTGGCATACGCCCAAATCTTTGAGCAGTATGTTTTGACTGGCACCGACACCTTATCACAATACAAACCAATCGCCAAGGGAAGCGATGATTTACCATTTTAATAACAAGATATGACACAACAACAATTATTTGGCCAATTCACAGAGGAGGAGTTGGCCACATTGAAACAAGCAACGGACATTTTGAACCGATTGTTTCAAGGACACAAACCCAAACAAACCCGTGGTTGGAGGGTTCGCCAATCAACCCGTGATTTCATGGAAGATGTACAAAGATTTTATGGCAAAGAATGGGTGTATCGTTACGATGAAGAATTCATCAAAATCCAGGCAAGGCATCAAGTAACCGAGTTATCAAATTGGTTAAAGATGTACGAAAAAGGTGGTTTCATTGATGTGGTTCGCGTTCAAAACACAAACCGAAACATCGTTAAATTTAGATTCGTATGAAACACATGATTGAAACATTGTCGGATGCAATGTTGGAAGTTGGGGGCGGTAATTATTGCCCCCTTCAATTCCACATCGAGTTGAAAGAACTTGCAGACACTATCAAGAACTTCCAAGACCAAATCAAACCATTGGCATTGAACGAAGCATCCAAATGGAACGGGCAAGTGTATTGTGGTTATGAGATAACACGAAAAGCGGGTGCGGGGCGTTATTCATACGACCACATCCCCCAGGTGGTGGAACTCAAAAACGCACTCAAAGAACGCGAGAAACTGCACCAAATGGCGTACAAGAACATGAACAAAGGATTGTTCTTGAATGAGCAAACGGGCGAGGTGTACGAACCCGCACAGTATGTTTCCAACGAAGATTCAATTTTAATCAAAGCCGTAAAATGAAAAACATCCTAATCGTATTTACAACAATCGTTCTGGGATTGGCATATGGATGGTGCATTGTGCATTATCCAATTATGGCCCAAATCATCGCGGGTGGAATGGGGTTAGGATTTTTATTCGTGGCGATGATAGCGTTGTACCAACTTAAAAAGGAAGGGGGCAATGACGCCCCCCAATCCAATTGATATGACAAATAACAAAAAGGACTTTGCAAATATAGTTCATTTTTGTATATTCGTGGTGTATTACAGTTATGTCGCAGATAACTTTGAAAAATCTTTACAACCCCATTCAGTTTTTGGCACTGCGACCGCCATCAATTGTTTGGGGTTTTAATTTATGTCAAAAGATCCAGCATTTTTATTCTATTCGAGTGACTTCCTAACTGGCACGATGTTCATGGACAATGAGCAAGTTGGCAAATTCATACGATTAATGTGTGCCCAACACCAAAAAGGTAGGTTGAGCGAAAAAGATATGTTAAAGATATGTGGCACACATGATGCAGATATCTTTGAAAAGTTTGAACGCGATGAGGCGGGGAACTATTTTAATCCCAGGTTGGAACAAGAAGTTGATAAGCGTAAAGCGTATTCCGAATCAAGAAGGAATAATAGGAAAAAGAAAGAAGATATGTTAATCACATCAAAAACATATGTTTTACATATGGAAAATGAAAATGAAAATGAAATTGAAATTGTAAATGAGAAAGTAGATAATAACTTAATCAAAGAGCAATTTGAACAAGTTTGGATTGCATACACAAAGGTTGGCCCAAAGAAAGTTGCATACGAGCGATTTAAGCGATTAACTGAAACCAATCGGTTGCATATTATTAACCATGTACCAAATTACATACAAAGCCACCGCAAGGCCGAAAAAATGGATTTCATCCCGCATTTCGCAACTTACATTTCACAAGAACGATGGAACGATGAACTACCTTATCAACAGAATGTGGAAAATAAGGGAAGTTGGTTGGATCAATTTAGATAATATATTTACACCATGACAAATAAACAATGGGTTTACGACCTAACGGACATTGAAATTGCCACCGCCATTGACAAACTGGTTCGGGTTGGCGATATTGAACCAAACGAAGCCATGAAAGAAATCGTGGATTTGCTGAAACAAACTTATTCCCGTTATCACTTCCTTTTATTTGAAAAGGCATTTGATGCGTATTTGATTGGTTCGATGTCGGACATTCACCGCGTTAAAAAAATCAACGCAGTATTCCTCACAAACATCATCAATCGGTTTATCAAGGATGTGAAAGTACCCAGGTACAACCCGTTTGAAAAAGCCCCCACGGAGGTGGTGTACACGGAAGAAGAAGTTTACCAACAAGGCATTACCACATTGAAGCATTTGAAAAACGATTTTATCAAGGCATATTGGGAACACGATGCCGATTCTCGATTGTCGTTGGTATTGCTCAAAATAGGTTATGACTTTGTAACCAAACATAAAATGTACGAAGCGGATTTGGTGGAATACGATACCATGAAACAATGGTTGTACGATTTTGAACAGCGAAAAAACGCACATATAAAACGAAACATTGAAAACGAAAACAAACACCGCCAGGTGGGAAGCATCGTGGATCATTTGATGTCATCCCCAACGGCAATTGAAACATTGGACAAAGCCACAAAAATGGCGTTAATCTTAAAATCAAAGACAAATGAAAATGGACATTAAAAAAACGGTGATTGAGTTGTTAACTCAATACTCCGACTTCAAAGACAACGACCAACAATTGGTGGCGTGGTTCTGGAAACTTGAAATGGAAGCCCACGGCTATCCCGCATCAAGCACCCAAACACAAACATTCTTTAAACTGATGGCATTTGGTAAACTAACATCCGCCGACACCATCACACGGGTTCGGAGGTTGGTGCAAGAAGAAACACCCGAATTGCGTGGCAAGAAGTACAACGAACGCCAGGCCAAACAAGAACAAGTTAAAAAGGATTTAGGGTATGGCCAATAAACAACAAACGGCAGTTGAGTGGTTATTCAATGAATTTCAAATGATTAATAGTAAATATCGTTTTGAAAGTATTGAATATTTTAAGGCAAGACAAGAGGCATTTGAAATAGCCATCAAGATGTACAATGAAACAGACAAATGAAAAAACTATGACAAACAATAAACAACAAACGGCAGTGGAGTGGTTATGGGAAATTGCATATAATAGAGATTTAACCGTTGCAGATTGGAAACAAGCCAAAGAAATGGAGAAGGAAAGAATTGAAACTGCATACAACAAAGGAACAGTTCATGGAATTGATTATCCTGAAAGTACATTACCAATAACTGGTGAACAATACTACAACGAAACCTACGGAGGAGGTGAGCAATGACAAACAATAAACAACAAACGGCAGTGGAATGGTTGGCAGAACAAATGGAAATTTTACATTATGATTATTGGGCTGAACATATATCAAAAGATGAAAAAAATCAAAGGTTAAAGCAATTAAAAGAACAAGCCAAAGAAATGGAAGTTGCGGGAAGGGAAATGAGTTACGATGAAGGTTATGCCGAAGGTTACAAACGAGCATTGGAATTGATTGAATGGAAAATACAACAAGTAAAAACGAAATGAACAAATACGACACCATGAAAACCGCATTAGAACAATTCATCGAATGGTTGGAACAAAACCACCCAACGGCCGTGCCACCACCAGAAACCAAAGAACATTTTTTTATGAAAGAAAAGATTGACCAACAAATGGCGTACAACGCTGGATTCACAAAAGCCAAAACAATTTATTTGGATGGAGAATGAAGCACCTGGAAAGCCGTTTACAAATTTCGTGCGTTAAGTGGTTTCGGTTGGCACATCGCCAATATGCAAACCATTTGATTCATGTTCCCAATGGGGGATCACGGGATTTGCGAACGGCCCAAAGGTTAAAAGCCGAGGGAGTATTGCCAGGGGTGGCCGACCTTGTGTTATTCATCCCCACACAAACACACCACGGGTTATTCATCGAACTCAAAGTCAAACCAAACAAACAATCAGTACATCAAAAAGAATGGGAAAAATTGGTTACCGCGATGAATTATCATTATGTGGTGGTATATTCGTTTGAGGATTTCAAATTACAAATCGAAGCATACATTGGTAACACTTGAAGCCATAGCCAAACGCCACATTGAATGGATCAAGATTGCCAAATACATTGGTGCATCAAACGATGAAGCGGATGACATGGTACAATCAATGTATTTGAAGTTGGCGGAAATCCAATTGGCGGAGGGAAATTTTGTGAGGTTGACCAATTACAACGGAACCATCAACACCATCTATTTGTTTAAGATGCTACACAATGCGTTTATGGACATCAAACGGGCATCAAACAAGACAATACCACACCAAGACCAATTTAACCCCGTAGAAAGCCCCGAAATGGCTGAAATGGCACATTTGGACTTGATGGGTGAAGTAAAAAAGGCAATTGATGAACTGCGAGATTATGACCAGATGTTATTGGAACTACATTTTGTCTATGGACATTCCATGAGGGATATTGAAAAACGCACGGGCATTCCAACACATTCAGTTTTTAACAGTATAAAAAACGCCAAACAACACATCAAACAACGAACACAAACAAAATACAAAATATATGCAGAAGAAAAGCGACACACGGAAACAATTTACCGAATCACGACCATCCATCGGGTTGGGGGATACGATCCAGAAGGTAACGAAAGCCACGGGGATTGAACTGGCCACCAAGTTTTTATTGGGCGAGGATTGCGGATGCGATGCTCGTAAACACAAACTGAACAAACTATTTCCAAATCGGAAACCATTGTGCATGACCGAAGGCGAATACGATTGGTGGACACATTTCAAATCGGTAAATTCCCAAACCTTATCACCAATGGAAGCCACGAAGGTTGCCGAAATTTGGTCAAGGGTATTCCAATCCAAAAGAATTTACAAGCCGTGTACTTGCAATCCAAAGGCATGGCAAACCATGATAAATGAGTTAACCCAGGTTTATGAAACTTACGAGAAACCTTTGTGATTGTTGCGATAACAATAAAGAATCAACCAAAGAATTAATCAACGAAACGGGGCCAATGATTGAACCCAACCAAATTTATATGTGTACAAAATGCAGAATACAATTTCAAGACCGAGCAAAATGGGGGCCATGGTTAACCGCAGTAAAACAACTGCAAAGCAATACGCTGTAATGATTTTACGCGATGATTACCATTACACATTCCGAGCAATTGGCGAACGAATGGGGGTATCGGAATCGGTGGCGTTTAGGTTATACGAAAAGGGAATCAACAATGAAAAAACATACAAAAATAATTTTGATATATTATTCGGTTGAGTGTATTTTTGTGGTATGAAATTTATAGATAATTACGAAAATTTGTATTCGGTTACCGAAAAAGGGGATGTTTATTCACATCGGTATGGGAAATTTTTAACACCAATAAAGCAAAAAAATGGCTATGTCATGGTATGCTTATATAAAAATCGGAAGCCCAAAATGTATACAATTCATAGATTAGTTGCCAAAGCGTATATCCCAAGAATAATTGGCAAAGAATTGGTTAATCACATAGACATGAATAAACAAAACAACGCAGTATCAAATTTGGAATGGGTTACCGCAAAAGAAAATATACAACATGCGTGTCGTAATGGGGTTCGTTCTGGCGTTAAAAATGGCAATTCAAAATTAAATGATGCACAAATCATTGAAATAAGGGCGAAGTATAAATTTAGAAAATACACCTATGCCGAATTATCAAAAGAGTATGGTGTATTGAAAACTTATATTGGTCGTATTATTAATAGGGTGGTTTGGAATCATATATGAAACGACATGTTAAATTGTATTTGAATTATTTTGGGTATGACACATCCGATTTTATCCCGTGCGAAGTGTGTGGAAGCCAGGCGGTTGACATCCACCACATTGAATGCCGTGGCATGGGTGGAAGCAA